AACAAAATCCTGACAGGGCATCTTATCTCCTTTAGTTTTCACAGCTAACATCTGTTGCTTAGATGTGAAAGGTGGGTCCGCAGCATCATAATCAAAGGCGAGAATTGCTTTACCAACTGTACCAGCCGTAGCAAACTCTGAAACCTCATGCTTGTAGTAGAACTCCAACATTGTGAATATATACTTTTCATAATTAGGGGCTATCTTCGACAGCCAGGGAAAGGTACCAACCTGACCAGGATTTACCGCAAATATTTGCGCACTAGCCGTTGATCCATTACAAAAAGTGGTTGAACCAATAAGGTCGGTTATCTCTTCATCCTCACAAAAAGTGTTCTTACCATTCGAACGACGTCCGTCTGGAATATTTCTACGTGAACTAACACCAGTAGTATCTCCAACACGGACCCCACCACCACGGGCTCTACGCCTCCGTGGTACTCTGCGACGCTGATTACGTTGCGCAGGGCCGATAAACCCCCGTGCTAAACGGGGCATTCGGACTTTCTTCAAACCTCCTCCTCTTCTATTTTTGCGTTTACGCTGCGGTAACGCTATGACATTCATTATGTCCAACAAAGAATTCTTATCCCGGGGTAATACACATAAGCACTGCTTAACCATTGGCCGGGAATCTCCTAAAAATAGGTTACGAAGTTCCATTTCTGTTGGTATTTGGCACATAGCCTGACGCCATTCCTCTGAATCGCGCAAAACCACACCAAACTCTTCAACAAGCCATGAAATAAGCTCTTTGAGATAACCCTTAAGTTGACTATCTGACCAACCCACCCTGAGCAAAGCACATGCTCGAATAAGGGTGTAAGAAGGGTCCTCAGGAAACCGTGAGTAAAGGAGTGATGTCAATATTTTCTCGCGACTATACAGGGGGACAGCAATACCATCCACAAAAACTGTAAACGCGGATAAGAAATCCAACTCCTCTACTGGACGTGGCACCAAACTATCGGTTGTTGTAGTAATACCGATTTTGGCCCACACCGCTATCAAGCGCTCAGCGTTGAAATGCGGCAAAGCTAAATGTGACACGGACCAGGTGTTGTCATCACCACAAAGCGCCAACGACGTCTCCATCATAAAACACTCATAAGAAAGCAACTCCTCTGGCACACACATTATCCACCCATATGCCAACAGCATGAATAATATCAACGTGTTGTCTGTAATGGTATTAACGGAACCAGACGGATTTCCTCCAATCTTCCGCACAAATACACCATCAGACGTGAGGACCACCGTATTTATAAGGTTGGAATAATAATTCAACAACCTCTCCTTATTCTCAGGAGTCTGATCCTCAACTCTTAACATATTCCATCTAAACTGACCACAACCCCACATCAAAAAGGCTCGCAAAGAAGAGTCATACTGACTTTCATCCAGTGCAAATCCATTTGGGTGCTTTCGTAATTTACGATAAAGCAAATCCCAACCGCCTTTAAAGGGTGTGAAACCAACCACACTAGCCGTTTGGAGGTGAGAGGCATAGAACTTTTGATTCATATCCTCAAACAAACGATTACCATGAATCGTCATCTCCACGGGACCAGCAGTGAAGGTGCGCATACTATTCGCATCTATCTTCAC